GTCACTGCACAAGTTGAAAGTAATGAAGTTCTATAATGCAAGCCAAAAGCATCATAGAAACAATAAAGAACCCAAAGCCAAAGGGGGTCTTTATTACAGATGAAAACAGTGTAATGCTACTCTTAGGATACCTAGTACTTACGCAATACATAAGCCTATGTGCTACCCAGATTATTAGTAACATTCACTCAACCACTTGTCTCGTTCTTCCTCGAAGCTAAAAACAGGCACCTCAAACGCTGTAGAGTTATCTAAGAGATCGGCATCTCGAAGGCTCTCCAGGCCCTTGGTGATCTTGCTCGCGGCTTCCTCGTACGTAACCTTCCCATGCATCTGAAACTCACTCATCGCGCTATCGACGTTCTGAAGCAAGGCGGTCGTTGGGTCATTCGTCTTCTTTACCCAGTTGATTTGATCCCGAATGGAATTAAGCTCCAATGGAGCAAGGAAGCGAGTTCCTGCTCCAGTTCCGATTTTCACGAAGCCACGTTTAAGGTAGCTAACGTTGGAAAGGGGCTCAAAGTCAGGGGAAACACCTTCGCGTTTTAAGGCGTCAGTGTAACCAATTCCATGAGATGTCATAAACTGTTGAACGGTATTGAATGTGAAGAAACAACGGGCCTCCTCGCCCACACTAATCACATGATCATCTCCATAAAAGGCCATTTCGAGAAATTCATGGACCTTAGTGGCGACAATATCCTTACAGTTGGTACATTTGCCCTTAGCCTCCTTCCGATGTTCAGAAAGGAGTGTGAAAAAGCACACCAAGATATAAATCCAGTTACAACCGGAATTAAGATCTGATGTTATGGGGATTCCTGATGGGTTTCCTTGGTGCTTTTGCACAAGAGTGTTGGCAAGTAAGGTGTAAGTGTGAATAGCAAGTTCGATGAGCTGAATCCTTACGCGATCATCTTCTTCCGATCCTCCTGCTGCTCTATAGAGGGGATTAATGACATCTTTCACAAAAGCTCCCATTACGGAGCCTTGGAGTTTGCCATCCCAAGCCTTGTAGTCTCCAGCGATGTTGAAGTCTCCTTTAGTAAGAAGACGTTCCGCAAGCACAGTCCAACCATGTCCTTGGGGGTTAATACCCACGGATGATGGAAGCAACTCGCAGTTCTGGTTTGCAAGGGCAATGAAAGCACCGAAGTACTTTCTAAAGAGCATGTTGATACAAAGAGGTGCACAAGAAAAAATTCTCGTTTTCCCGATTTCAATTTTAGATTTGGGCAAAGTTTCCTGTTTGAGATTTTCGTAGTTGTACTTAAAGTCAGTGTCAAGGTTGTTCCGTGCTGCGTCTTCCCAGGCATGCATGTTATCGTAGAGTACCTTAGCAGGGCACACTCCATGCACATCTCGGGTCATGTCGGGTTCATAAAGATCGGTTTGTTCGTTGTGGATAAAGAAAGCGTGTTTTCCTTTCGATCCAGGAGGCCGCATCATTTTATAGGGCATTCCAGGAGAAGTGGACATATCCATTCCCGTGTACTTGGCAGATGGTACACCATTGATGACTTCAGTATCAGTCAAAAGACGTAACTGCATGCCAACTGGTTGATGAGACTTAAGTTTATTATGAATAAGCTTAGTCGCCAAAGATACAAGATTGGTGGGAAATGGTTCCACAGGAATACAATACTTCTCACCCCCTGATTGGAGGGGGGAGGTATAGTCTTCGCTTACTTTAGCAGGATTGATTCTGGGGTCTTTAGGAGTGAGGACAGAAGGTTCGTTTGTGTGGGGAAAAACTTGATCGAAAAGCCTTGATTGGACAATGTCGTGTCGGTTTGGCAGCCGCTGGGCTATGGAAGGGGTAACAGTACCCACAAAATCCACATTCCCAGAAGTCACAAACACAGCCTTATCTACTTGCTCCTCAAAAGAGAGGCCAAGCATCATAGCTGCTTCTGGCTCCTTCATCGATCCGAAAACCAATTTTGGAAAATGTTGTTTGATGTTTGCTTGCAAAACTTCATATGTGAGTGGCAGGGCGAGGCCAATTTCCTTATTAGGAATACCAGCTATATGAATGCCGCAAATTCTCCCTTGGAGGGAAGAATCCAGAGCGACAATCAAAGAGCCGCAGTCTCCTTTGACTGTAGGCATGGAATAGCGAAACCCCTTATGAAGGAGTTCACCAATGCCTTGCTCGCCTTCTTCAATCGTTCTTCCGATCATATAAGACTCACACAATGATGTTGTGTCAATGTAGTTTGAAGTCAAAAAGTACCCACCAGCTTCAGACTGGTGTTTAACCATCATACTCTTAAATCTGTCAAGAGACTTCACTTGAGACTCCCGAACAAAATGGTGATCGATGGACTTGAACGACTCAATCCCAGAATCAAGCTCAAGAAGAGCGAGATCCATGGGTCCATTAGAGTCGACGCATCGTTTAGCTTTGGTGTAATCAATGGAGATTGCCACCTGCCTATTCGCCATATGAATGGTAGATGTAAGTACAGTGGGTACAGCGGGAATAAAGTGCCAGGGGATAGCTATGAGCTTACCCTTGATACCAACTCCCTTAATTCGGGTGACGCCAGTGTTAGTGGCGACCTCTTGTTGTGTTCTGGGTCGTGTGATGGTAAAAACGGACTTTGGTCCGAGAACGTTCGCAACGAGATCCAGGCCGCCAAGGTCAGAGCAACCTTGCGTTTCGGCGATCTCTTGCACATTTTCACCGTCGTGAAACGGGATAATGTTTTCTGAGATTACTTGTTTGCGAATGGCCGAAAGAATTGGCTTCGCAAACTTCATGTTTTGTCGTTTGATAGCGCGGATGGTGGAGGCTTCTCCATACGCTGACGCACCACCTTCCAAACAGAAATTCACTGCTTGTCCAGTAGCTTGGGCGATGAGGCCTGTGGCGACTACCTGTAGAATTCTTTTGCCCACGTCTTTGAGACTGGGGGGGAGCTCTTCTACAATGAGCTCAATCCCTTTGGAAGTGTCGATTTGTTTAACCAACAACTTAGAGTCGGATTTGAAAAAGTTACGGACGGCCATCACTGATCGCACGCCCAGCCAAACAGCACCAATACCACAAACAACCTTTAAGATCGTAATAGCGTGAGGATACTTGTTGTCTTTAAAAATCTTATCCAAGATGGAGGCTTCATCTTCTTGCTCAGCTTGTTCAATTTGAGCATAAATGTGGACTGATTCTGGGTCGTCACTTTTATTATAATAGACAGAAGGATCACCCTGTTGTTCAGCGATGGATAGCTGATCTAGGGTTAGGGCATCATCCCAAGAGGAAGTGTCTGCTTGATGTTCGTAATAGATTTCCCTGAGTTCGGGATTACAGTACCTACAAGGGCCAAAAATGGCTTCTTTATGAAAACCATCTTTAGCAACCCAGTCAAGATAGCCTTCGAGGCTGTCTTCACTGTGTGGTACATAGCAGAAATACTCTTCTGACCATAGAAAATAAAAGGCCAATTGAACACATTCTGGATCATCAATCTGGGGATGAAGATACTCCACATAGCTGTCACCACGTTCTGTCCTGTAAAAGACGACTTTACGGTCCCAGCAATAGTAGAAATCTTCTCCCCAGCCTTCATCAAAAAGACCATCCTTGAGAGCTTGGGCTTGTTGTTCTGCCCAGATATAGTTAGTGTCCCAGTTTCCGTAAGGCTCTGTACATTGCCTAACTCGATCTAGGTCTTCACCACAATCTGGGTGACCACAGCAGGGGCACTGCTGAAAGTCTGCCAAGTAAAGATCAAAGGAGATACCTTCCAGGTCTTCGTCAAAACGTGATGGATGATGATGTCCATGAACTAGATGGTTAATCTTCCTATCAAGATGTTCTTGATCTCTGGTGTCCCACTGCATATATCTCTCTGTGGCAGCTTCTTGCTGCGCTCCAAAGTAGAAATTTCTTTGCATTGAAACATCCTCAGGAGTAACCTGAGCACCACCAACCCGCAAATCGGGAGGAGGTTGAACAAATCCAACCTGTTTAATTTCTTGGTTTTTGTCATGCCACTTGTTGAAAATTGGCATCATGTGGAGAATGCAATCTGAAAAAGACATCTTAGAACCGATGTATCGGTTACTATACTTATCCAATTGTTGGAAAGAATAGCGAGTCATGTCTGTAAGGTCGTTTGAAGCGTCCTTATTCAAAGAAAGTTCCCACACGAAGTTTCGTCTTCGATAAATGGCCTCTGGCTGAACGATTTCAACTGGAGTCGGATAGGGATTGTTTGTTGTCAAAATTACTAACTTAGAGTCGAATGCACGACCTTTATCAGCAATAGAAGCTTGGGGAGGAGACCAGGGATTCGCGGAGACAATGGCAATAAAGTCTCTCATTTCGGAGTTTTCAGGGGAAGAAGAACGAGATTGTCCCCAATCGTCAACTACATACACTGATTGTTGTCTGTAATTGGTGTGGTACTTATCACATGAGCTACGGAAATAGATGAACTCTCCGTCTGACTTCACTGGAACTGTACACCCCCATTCAGGAGCGCACAAGTTCACAGCTAGTGCTCTAGTTATAACAGATTTACCAACACCAGGAGCTGAGGTGAGGGTGACACAGAATGGAGTGTCTCTGACTTCTTCTTGATGAGCATTTTCATAGCTCACAGCAAAATTAGCCAACTTTCTGATGTTATCTCTTAGAAGGCTGATGACACGAGATTCAGGACTCAATTCTTTTGAAGCAATTGCGTTTTCAATGTTAGTGGAAATTTGGCAAAGTTCCCGCAGTTCAGTAGCAGTGGATTTGCTAGCAAACATTGCATCTCTCTTCGTAGGATCAGTGAGGATGTTCACTCGAGAGATAAAAGATTGGATGTTAATCTTCTCTTTCCTAAGCCAATTTTCAAAGCCCTCAGTAAAAGTACCGGGAGCAAACTGTTGGATCATTGTTTTACGGATCCAATCAATGACTGTTCCGCAAAATGCTTCTGCATTGTTTTCAATTTTCTTCGCAATGAGATTCGTTGTTGCTTGTTTGTAAGCACGAGTTGCGATTTTAGAAATCTCAAAAGTCGACTCACACAGGAAAGAGGCTCCTATCAAAGAGCCCACTCCTACTGCCAGAGCACCCGATGTTGCCCAGAATTTCGAATCTGGTACAAAATCGTCGAAGCCCCCTTGGGCTTCTGCGACAGTAGCTCCGCCTTGTATTGAACCTTGCGGGGCGGTTCCTGTGGCCCAAGACAGCAAATGTTGCGCTGTAGGCCAAATGCGATTAAAATAATCCCAAATGTTGTCCATAAGGGAAGTATAGTTCACAAAAATTTTGAGGATTTCCAAAATGATTATTGGAATCGTTGGTTTCAGGGAAATGGTGCCCAAGGCCAAAGTGACCTGAGCAACAAGCTTATCTTTGTTTGTGGAGAAAAAGCTAGCAACTCCATTGGTGACTTTCTGGGACTCACCAGCTACAACTGCGGCTGCGTCACTAAGTTTGTCAAGTGAACGCAATCCAGAGTCAATTCTGGTGGTAACAGCACTGGGAACCACCCAGTCATAAAGTCCTTGCTGTTCTGCAAAGAACTCATCGAATTCATGTTCACCCTTCTTAAGGGCAGCAATCTTTCGACGCCGCTGTTCGTTAGTCTTCATAACATCAAGGTTTCTTTTCGCAACTTTAAAGGCTGCGACTTCTGCCTTGACATTATCTTTCCGGGAGCAACGCTTTTTGCGATATCTCTCCGAAGGGCGTACTTCACCGGGATAAGGGTATTTCAAGAAGGATCGGTCCGAGGTTTCCAAAGGGGTCTGTTCAAAAATCCGGTTAAAACACTCCATAACTTACACACTGAAGATAATACTCTTAAAAGACTCAATAGTTTTACACTCCTAACGGGTTGCTACCCCAGATAAGCTATTTGAAGACTACTTCTTGCCTCTTATTGTCAACTGACTCAAAGAAGAGCTAATGAACGAAGGAATGAAAATGAAAAGAATCCTACGGTGAAGGACACTGTTTATAAAAGCCCTTGCCAAAGATAGAACCACCCATCTGATATCAGGGTTAAGAGGACACTCAGTCCAATTCTATAATTGTGAAACAAGATTGTTGAAAACAGGCCGTAGCGCATTTATTCTTTCTCATGAGGTAATACCAACACGGGTAATACCGGCTAACCTATTTAATTCTCTTTCGCCAAAAGAGACAACCCATTCCTAAACGGGCACGAAATCTAATGGGATTACCACTAGTTTAGGGTACGGACAGTAGTGTAACAACCTCAGAAGGTGCTACAGCCCAGGAGAAACGTCCGTCGTCTCCAAAGGTCTTAAAGACTTCAATGTAAATGACTGGGATTTCTCCCACTGTTGGTAAGTCAGAAACATCTGAAGCTGTCACCTCAATGGTCAAATAACCAGAGGAAAACACACTCTCGTCATAATCAAGTGCAGATGTGATGGCTAATTGGTTGTAATTAGAGGTGTAAGGTGTTGTGATTTGCAAAGCGTTCTGTTGACCTAAAATTGTGGAATGACAGGGAAAAGCTGTAAATTCATAAAATGAGGGCAAATCTTGTGGGACGTCGTTGATGTGGTCCACACCCGGATGATACCTTGCCGTGATTTTCTTGTTCGTCATAGGGGAATAAGGGATGATGGTCCAATCAAGAGCACCAGAATAGAACACAAATCCTGTACCAAGCGAGGCTAGGTAGTTTTGTTCAGGATTTACCTTCCAGTGAACGTCTTCCACAATACGAGAAGGGGAAGTTGTCTGTGAGGCTTCTCCAGTATAGAACGGATTGTTCCAAAAACTAGTTTGGCCGTAATACATTACTGTATCACCAGGAAGGGTTGCAGAGTTTGCAGTTCGCAACGGTATTCTAAACATGCCAAGTAAGTTAGCTCTTCGACAGGGGTCTCGAACATCACCTACGGCTTGATTAGTCATTTGACAGGGGGGCATTGATCGCATGTTGTTTATTTTTGAAGAATTTTCATCAATATTATACTCAGGATTAGTGTCACCTTGCTGTTCAGCTGCTTGAGGAGGGATTGGAGGGGGGACATTGGAGTTGATTATATCTCCGGACATGTGTTGAAAGGGATCTTTTAAAAGTGTCTCACAGAAAAAGTCATCTCCAGCAGAAATCCAAACATTACAATGTACAGTTCCAGGAACTGCATTCGTTGTTGTTAGACGTCCAGTCACTCTCACTTCTAACCACCCAAGAATTGTGGTATCATCCAAAGAGCTATAATCGACTATAGACCAATCGGCCCAAGTCTTTCTAGGTATGGCAGACACCCATCCAGGGCAAAATTCAAAATTCTTTTCTCCTGCGACGTCAAACTCAACCGTAGAAGCGCACGTTGTTTGCACTAAAGTTTGTTCCATACGGTTTGCGTAATTGTTGGGAATAAAAGTGGCGATAACTTTTCCAGTATGAATGGAAGTAGTTACAAATTGAAAATGATACTTAATTGAACCAGACCAGAATTTAAAAAGAGAACTGTATTTGGATAAATAAGTAGGTGAGATGTATCGCCCGGTGCCAATTCCTTGAGAGCCGTCCGCATAGTAAATACGCACGTCGTCGTCTTCGTAATGACACAAAGCTGGGGTAACAGGGATGTTGTAAAGGAGATCTCCAGGAGCATTCGTGGAGGCCCAATCAAACTGGGCACACATCATAGGGATCTTCATGAGATTGGCAAATTTTTGTTCCGAGGGATCAGAAGAGGAAAAGTCAATGTCAGTGTAGCCCCCTACTGGGGCGGCATCTAGGCGAACAGCACCGTTGATACCTTGTGTGTGTGCAAGTGGGGTGATGGGAAAAATCATGTTGTGTACTGCTCGAAGTGGATCAGATGGTTTGTCCATAAACAATCCAGCAAAATCTATGGCGGTTTTAGCACCAGTAGCTATTGCTCCACCCCAGTTTCCAGTGAGGACATTCCAAACAGTTCCTGCAACGCCACCGAGTATCCCAATACCTTTTGACCACCAGTTGGTAGGTGGTGACTGAGGAGGAGGTCCATAAGAATCAACTCCTTCAGAAGTAGGCTGCTCAACAAAACCAGACATGTCTGGATTGTCAATAATGGGAGAATCGTCAACGTCAGCAGTGTCTCCTTGGAGTTCCGCCACCATTGGAATTTGGGGGATGTGGTCCCAGATGGGCACAGCAGTCTCGCATGCTACGAACTGCATCCACATTTGGACTGTAACAACTGAAGATGATGTGGCTGACGCCTCAAGAGGGTTAATCACCATCACTCCAATTCTTCCCATGTTGGAAATGGGGTCGACAGAATTTGTTGTTAAACAGGATTGAGGATGTTCAAAGCGAATATGTAAATCTGTTGGTGAAGAGTCACAAGCTTGAATGTCTTTGTGTGGTTGTCCAGATGTTGTAAAGATGGTAGGTCTCTTGCGAAGAGGTTTTCCAGTGTACAATTGACGCGCTGCTAATGTAGCAGAGTACTGTGTAAAAGGATCGTACCACAGTCTTAGCAAACCCATGTGTTGTGGGGTTGCATTAATTTGAACTGTAATTTTGATGTCGGGTTTGTAAAACACGTACATTTGAAGTAACAGTTTGTGAAAAGTCGGGTTGGCTGCGAAAGCGGCCGGAAGTTCATACTGAAGGAACTGAGTTCCCGCAGCAGCTCCTGTATTCCATTCAAAAGAAGAAAGTCGAACGGGCGACTGAAAAATTTTGATAGCATCCATATAGCTTTCACCAATGGCGTGCTTAAACATAGAAGGAGTGCGGGGAACACCTAAAAAGGTATCCCCAGCAATCTGCTGTCTTGAGTCCTCGTAGGTCACATGACCTGACGTGGTGGTTGAAGTCTGTTTAGGGAAAATAGATTGTTGCGCAGTCAGTTTTACTCAGATAGCCGATGACTATTGGTCAATCTGAGGGGAAGCTTCTATAAAGGCGCCCGAGATAAATATCTCTCCTTTTAGAAAAGCCTCTCTCTCCTGTAGCGTGGTCCTAAGCTTCGGGTAGGAACCACTTATAACTCAATAGAGAAAGAGGTTTACAAAACGTCACATAACATAAAACATGTAGGGTGAGAATTGGAAGAGGGGGGGGGGGAAGTCCGATAATAATAAGATTAGAGTCGGATGAATACGCACTTAGTTTCTGTTAAAATACACAAAAGTTGTAGTAGGCACTAAAGCCAGTACAGGTCTTCTGCATCTTCACTAAGGTGGTGATATCTTACATATCAACATATACAAGGGGTGGTAAAACCCGGAGTACACATTAACATGCGGGGGAAGGGGATTATCAAACCGGAAGTCAAACTTCCGCTTTAACAAAGAGGACAGAAATTATTTACGTAAATTTCAATAAACCGGTCTTAATATAAGTCATTAAGCAGAACTTGTCCAAATTGAATTTGGGCAGAAGGCGATAATTGTTAACCACAAATACCAAAGGTATGAAAAGAAGATACGGTGTAGCATCTTCGTCTCCAATGACTAATCAAGGATACCATAGCTTTAGCCACAGCGGCGGGTGTTTAGTCCGACGCCACAGCTTAATAACCATGGCAACTTAATAAGTCACTAAAAACAAAGAATACATACAGAAC